TAGTAATCCCAGATGAAGTCGAGTAATGAGCTCTTCGTTGTAATCAGGAAACCAGGCAACCCGAGAACTTTCTCGAGATCCTGTATATTCCTATACAACGAAACCCATGCTCGTGCGGAATCACATTTGTGGTAGTGGAATTTCACCACATTAATAGGGTGACCAGCGAAAAACCAGGCACCGCACGACTCACGAATGAGCGTGTTATGTGCACAAGTTTTGCTCCTGTTAACCCTTAAACCACAACCCTCAAGTTGGGTGATAACGAAATCTGCCACATCCAGTGGCACGATTATGTCATCACCAAATACACGGACTTTGGGAGCTCTATACTTACTCCTATGATTCGTTATAGTCTGAGCAATTGCCCAGAATATAAGCGTTTCAAGGGGAAAACATAGAGCGGAACCCATTGTCGCAAGACTACCGTTCTTGATAATCTTGCCATCAAGGAGCTTAATCCTCGATGAGCGGTATTTTGTCATGAGGCGAAAAACCTCTTGTGGTAGCAAGATCTTGGCCAACTTCACAGTCAGCCTATCACTTGCATCACTAAGATCAATCGTTGCATAGCTCGTATTCCGGCATAAACGCTGGTTATACGTCTGGTCAACGAAAGAAATGTGGTTTTTCGTAATGGCATGGCCTTGGATAATAGCATACAGAACTTCCTTTAAGCCCTGTTGGGCAAACTGGAGTTCCTTTTGCTCTATGCATATTAGCCTTTTGGATTTTGCATCCTTAGGGACCATGCATAGCCGAGAAATTCTCTCGACTATCCTAGGTTTGATTAGCAAAGAGGCGCTGTGGCCACGATTCCATTCATAAATAGAATCTGTGTCGCCAGCGATCGTTGCTAGTCGCCACTTGTCAAGGCCTTGCTCCTTACCAAAGACAGTGCCCGGTCCATGTTTACCAAATGGGTCGTTAACCCATTGAGCAAGCATAGGATTCAGGAGTCCATCCTCATAGAGGATACTACAAAGAAGCTTCCTAGCTTCCCGAAGTACCCATGACGATGCCTTAATATCAATGTCACCAGATATTCTATCAGAGAAATCTGACAGTATCTGGGCTTCATCGATATTAGCGTCAAAATCTTCGACCTTTGAAAAGGCCAATAAGATCTGACGTATTGCCTGAAAGGAAAAGGCAATGGCACTGAGATTTTCCCCTTTATGGGGCGAAAATCTAGGATGGCCATCGTCATCCCAACATGCCGCAAAGCATGTATGGAGAAGACATGGTAACTTCGTTTTGCCGAACAGGTCAAAACCTGCTGGCACAACGAGGGACTCACCTGTGATAGCCGAAACCTCCGCTGCTTTTCCTAACTTAGGTAATGCAACGATGGCAAAGCTATCTCCCTCAGCATCTAGT